AAGCTATGCTTAAATAAAATCGCTGTACCTCAATGTTCCCACAAGCCTTGAAATTGTCGTACCAAATCGAACATACATTCGCTGGCATATTGCACAATAAAATAAGTACATACTTGTGAAATATTTTTGGTACATAATTGTTGACAAAATCGGAACATCTGTGTTATAATATAGATAATGAAATAAAGGAGATGAAATAATTATGAAAATCAGAACATTTACTGATTTCAAAAATCTTAAAGTAGGCACATTGATTTCTGACTACACTGGAATATATGAAGTTGTTCGTGCTTTCCGTGAATATAATTCATGCATCGGGCTTTCAGAGGTAAAGTTTGTTGATGATGGGAGCAGTGATTACACTCTCGGAACAGAAAACCCGAATGTAACTTTTTCTGACATAAAGGGCGCAGAAATTATTTGACAGTAAAAATAAAGGAGCAGAAAAAATTCTGCTCCTTTTGATTTTAGAGAAAAATCATCAATAATCAATAGTATATGCAATTGTCGGCAGTTCTCTCATATAATCTTCGTTTTCGCCTGAGCCTTTAAGAATAGGATATATTCCGCCGTTCTCAAAAATCGGAATCACATTTCCATTGTCAACTACTGGCGAATCGCAACCGTCATCATAGTTTGCTCGGAATGATGTTAAAATAGCGGGTTCATCATTTGTGTTTATTTTGCTACGCAATTTCAGTGTAAACCTGTCGCCGTCAAATCTATTCACGGCAAATGTTGCGTCATTAGGGTCTCCGCTTAAAATATATAATGGCGTTGTAACATCGCTTGTGGTTTTATTGAGGTAGAACGAAAAATTATTTTTGTAATCCGTCATATACACGCTGAAAAATGCAAACATTGCATTATTGAATTGCACGGTACACCAATTTTCAAAGTACAAGTTAGGGTCGGGCGGATTAACAATTGTGGACTTATGACACCAAATCATCGGTTTGCCCTCTGCCGTATAGCGAACGGTGTAAAAATCAGAAAGAGGATCATAATTTTTTGCTGACTGATTAACAGTTGGATTTTTTCCAAATTCTAACGGAATCTGTGTAGAGATGAAAGAAATGTCACTCCTGACGGCAACAGTAATAGACTGCATCGCCCCCCCGATAAAATCAGTAACACGCTTAAAATAAGCCCCTGTGTTTTCGAGAAAATAACGAGGAATGTTTGTAATGTCATAACAGCGAATGTTAGTGATTGAGATATTTCCAGCTTTTGAACCGTCATCCACGCCCACCGTCCAGCGTAGTGCATTTGAATACTCAAACATGTTCCACCATAAATGTTCTGCACCGTCACTATTCAATTTAGTAGTCGGATAAATAACATTGTTCGCATTCGTAAACATTACGGCGTTTTCATTTGTAGTCTTATATTTTAGACTGATTAAATATTTATGACCGTTAACTAATGTAAATTTATTCGGACTTGCTGAATGAATAAACATATATGCGCTTTTTGTTGCATCTTTTGCTGAACCCATTGTTAGCCAAGCCTCGGAATTTTCAAAAGTACAGTCAAATGAACAGTTTCCGCCATAGACAGTGTTGTTTGATGATCCTGCATTTGTAGTACCCGCAGTAAAAAGTGAATTGTTGCACTTTTCATCTAATTTGATAGTGTCGGTTGTACTTCTGATTCTGCCGTAAGTGTCAACTGTTACATTTGAAATATTGTTCGTTGTGCCGTTCTTTTTGTTTCGAGAATCAATATGCGGAATATAATTTAATACATTTTTACCATGCGTGTTAATGTCATGAATGGCGTTGTATGTGACATTACACCAGTTTAAATTTAATTTTAAGCCTGTAGTGTTTATATTGCCTTTAACGCTTGTGTTATCTGCATAAATAACACCGCCGTTTGAGCGAATCGCATAATCGGGGTTGATGTACCAGCAATATGTGTCAAAATCACCGTTAAAATTTGCGGTTGGCTGATTGGTGAAAAGGGTGTTGCTGAAAAAGTTCGGAATGTTGTAGAGACAGTAGACTCCGATATAAAAACGGTCGCATGTCAAATTGGAAAAATAGTTGTTTCCTGTAGTGAGAACACAACAACTATGCTTTAACTGCTTAATGCATGCAGCATTCCACGGGTGAAGGCCTGTAATCTTGTTATCACCCTGCGTAATTCTTGCGCCGACAATACAGTCAACGGCAATACAGTCATTCAAAAAGCTATCACTGACACGCATTTCAAAGCCTACGCACTGCGTTTTAACTAAATCAATTTTACCATCCACCATTGATTCACCACGATTATGTTCTGGAAAAACATCTTTGACTGGATCGTTCCAGTTATCTTCTGGGATTCCGTCATCGTTCGGATCCATTTTTTCAACGATGTCATCATCGCCGTTTCTGCGTACAAAGCAATGTGTAAGTGTACTTTCAAAACCGCCAGCAAGCAAAATTCCACGCCTACAACCGAAAACATTAATATTTGAAAATAATGTACCAGCACTATACGGAATATATAAGCCGGTATGCGCTTTTTCATGATTACACTCAATCACAACATTTGTCAAAGTCGTTTTTGCATGGTGAATATAACTCCCGTTTTCCATGCCTGTTGTTTTATACGAAAGAACATACTGCATCTTATCAGCGATAGCAGTAATTTTAGCGCCGTTGAAATCGACAAGACCGTCGCTATTCGGAACTTTTGACATGTCAATGTCAATAGGCGTACCCACGCCGTAATTTTTATATCTTGTACCCTTAAAAATAAAATTTGTTGGATTTTTGAAACAGCAGTCAAGAGCTTTTTGCAGTGGGACGCTGTCATCTGTTACGCCGTCACCCTTTGCGCCGTAAATTTCGGGCGTAATAACTTCATTTACATTTGTGGGTATTAAATATAATCCGTTTACGGTTTCGATGCCTGAAATTGGCGCACTTTGCATGACCTGAAATGTACACGCTCCGCCGTCTCCCGCCGAATAATAACCGCTTGTGTGAACCGTTTGACCGACTGAAAAATGATAGGCAAGCGCATTTTGTGTTGTGTCAAAGTTAAGCGAAAAATAAGGTGTGATATACTTTGAAAGAATATTATCAAAAAAGCCATTGCTTGCCATTTCGTCAAGTTTCTTGTTGACTGAATCCTGTACGCCACGGTTGAAATATTCATCGAGTAACTTTGCAAGTTCGTTGTAAAGTTTATTAAGTTCTGAAACATCTTCGCCAAGTTTGATAACATCATCACGCAAGCCGTTCACATATGTTACAAGTTTGCACAGCACTTCATAATAAGAAAGCGAATCGTCATATACAAGCGGTAGAACTTTTTGACACCAAAACATGAACGGCGCTGAGGTCTGCGGAATAGGTAAATTGATTGACATTTAAAATCACTCCTTTACAAGTTCGTAAGATTTTTCAAAAATATCTGGCTTACACGGGTATTTTTCGCCCCTTAATCCAGTAATGATATAATCACCGACATTTGCTTTCATGTCACCCTCAAGAGTGTGAATAATCATTTTTCTGTCAGTCTGGAATGCCTCAATTATTACGGGCTTTTTACGATATTTTTTAATCTTTTGACACATAAAAATCACTCCTTTAATAAATCGTCATAAATAAGTCAGATAATTCATCAAGAATCATTGCATCAATGTTCAAGAAAGTTCTTCTAAATTCATTTAACATCGCTGAATATGTCTGCGCTCCTCGTTTTCCGATTATATTTTCAACATAATCTTGAGTGTTTGTTGTGTTTGTGTTTGAACTAACATCACCCGATGCAGTTCCTTTTCTTGATGAATCCACATTGTCAGTTGAATTAATAGTTTTATCTTCTGTAGTAGATTCAGTTCCTGATGTTGTTTCTTTGTTTGTTGCTGTGTTTTTAGCTGTGCTTTTTGTTGTGTCAGTTGACGATGAAGTCAGTTCACCCGTTGATGTACCTTTTGATGTTGTTGTGTCCTCTGAATTTCCGTGCTTATGCCTTGCGTTAGTAAGGTAAGTAAGATTGTTCAAATTTCCGACTGAACCTTGCGGCGTGTCTGAATACTCATCATTATCGTTGTAAGTCTTTGAAGAAGTCGAACTGTCAGAGGTCGAACCCGAATTAGAAGAAGATGAAGAATTTGTCACAGATCCGTCGTTCTTATCCTCTGAGGTTGATTCACCTGATGCCGTTCCTGATTTCGTTAGTTCAAATGCTGAATGTTCGGCGCTTGCATAAACATCTTTTTTAGTTTCTGTTTCGGTTGTGTTTTTTGTGTCTGACTGTGAAAAATCCGTGTTGCCTGTGCCTGCCGTGTTTGAAGTAGTTTTAACATCAACATCAATTAATGGATTGAATTTCAGCAGTTCACTTTTATAAAGCTGATTGAAATATGGCATTATTTCATTTAGCTTAACATTAAGTTTTAATTTCCACACGCCGAGAGTTTCAAAGCCGATTTCCCTTAAATAATAATGACGGAGAATTTTCTTTTCAAGAGGAATTTTATAATCTTCGTCAAAAATCGGAAAATCAAAATCAAAAATCAACGGTGCAGATTTTGCGATTATTTCTTCGACTTTTGAAAGACCTTGCGAATCTGTGTAGCCGCATAGATTTTCGCAAATAAATCGTAGTTCTGTAGTATATTTACTCATCTTCTGCATCTCCTTCGCTTAAATCTGAACTACGATACTCGCAATTTACATTCAGTCCAAACATAGCATTTATTTTTTCGCAGGCCTGTTTTCGCATTTGCAATCTTGAATATCGGCTCGCTATCACTCCGCCCATATTATTGATAACCTCAGAAGATATAAGCCGTTCTTTTTTATTATAGGTAATGTTTGAAATACCTAAATAGGTTAAAGCCTCGTTCCATATTTTCTCTTTAAGTTCATAGAGCAATGGAGCATTAAAGGGCGCATCAGTCTTTAGAACTGACAAGGCTTGCTGGTCGAATTTGTCATTTGCGAAAATAAACGGTGTGTTTCCGTCATATTGCATATACATATTTTGCATCGTCAAACGCTGATTGTCATTGCATTTAATCAGCACGGGTGTTTTCTGTGCATTCACATTAACATCAATAGTCCTGTCAATGTTGTATAAGCGTTTTGCAAAAATTGTAACATCATCAACTGAATTTGTGCGCAACATGTTGTTGAAAATCGGAACACTGTTTTCAAGTGTCAAATGCATGTTGTAGCCATTTGAGGCATAAGCGGTAATATCTGTTGGAATGTCATACACATTGAAATTTCCACCGAGCATACATCTGAGGCACAAAAAACCAATGACATCATCTTTAAAAAACACGGCTGAACCGTTTCCGAATAAAGCAAGTTCAAGAAATCTTTCATCAACTGTATCAGGCAATCCTGTCCACTTAAACATTGAGATTGAAAGCTCGGTTAATCGCCTTACATACTGCATATAACTAAGGTTGTTATCAAACATTGATTCACTTGTCAATGTTTTTTTCTTCTTTCGCATATTTGTTTCACTTCCTTATACTGAATTATCAAGGGAATAATTTCCAACTTCTGAACCGTTTTTCCAAAAAGTTATGCCGTTATTGTAAATCGAACAAATCTTTTTTGCATCGTCTGCTGGAACACTACCCTTTATCGTGCATGCTACCGTTTTAGTAAAAGTCCAGTGCGGTCGTACATTTCTATTAGGTGTTTTCACTCTATGCGTAGCGTAGCCGAATTTGTCAAAATAGTCATCAATTGTATGCGCAATTTGTGGCGTTATGCATTTTGTTGTTACTACAAAATTGAGAAGTCCGAGCCAGTAAGAAATAACGCCGCTTGTTTGTCCGCTTGTTTGAGAGCCTTGCAGTTTAGCTTGTTCGCCCTCATTCATTAAATTAGCAATGGTTCCGAGCGTACTAAGTCCAGCGCCAGCAACAGCGCCAGCCAAATTTCCAGTTAATGCGCCCGATGCCGCACTCATTACCATTCCATTTAATAAGTTCGGTAAAGTCTGCGTTTGCGTTCGTGCCAGCCACTGGTCGTAGTAGTTTGATGAAAACGAAATTGCTGGAAAGGAAGTCATGGTGATTGCCTCGTCAGTGTTTTCACCAAGATTCTTATAATTTGACGGGTAAAGAATTGCTGGTGAACCGCCTGACCTATCGCTACACACATAGAATGTTGGCCTAGAATCTAAAAAATATTCAAATTTATAAACGGCTGAACCACCCTGATTATTTGAAACATAAATAAATGTGTACGGGTATTGCAATAGTTTTTTATTTCGGGGAGCATATCCCGAAATCATCGCACCTGAATGTGTTATCAATTTTTTAATCGTAGTCGGTGCTATGTTGATCGCGACAGTCGAATTTGCGACTTTCGTTTGATGTTCTGCTTGATGGTCTGAATGCTGACCGTCAAGGCCGATTCCATATAAATAATTAACAAGACTGTCTGCATCAGTTTCAAATGTGTAAGTACCTGATACAATTTTCTTATCCAGCATTGTATAAACTGACCCGAGAATATCCTCATATGTGTTCGGGTCGCATGTTGTTTGAACTACATAATTAAGTGTCAAGTCGCTTGTTGTTCGATTTCCAAAAACATATTCTCCTACATTCACTGTTTCTGGAACAAGATTTTCACCGATTTCATCAGTTGCCGAGTGTTCACGCTCTATAAAACATTCACCGACTGAATAATCAAAGAACCATGTTTGCATAACATCAATTTCAAATGAAATTTCTGTTACGGCATTGTTTACATATTCAACGCTTGTGATGAACGCGTAAAACCATTTTGACCCAAAACCTGAATTTTGAAACATAAGATAGTTGCAGTCATAACATGCGTCAGCCGATAGACCGACACGCATAGTCCCTTTATTCACTCGTTGATATGTTTGAGCGGTCAAACTGTGCTTTGCAAGACCTGAAAAATAAGTAGACTGGGCTGAACTTGATGAAAAATAAATCGTATGCTCATATGACGGGTCAAGCGGAACATTTGAAAGCAGTTTGATGTTTGTTGAGGGTTCAACATACATGATTATCACCTCACTTGAAATAATGATTGTGTGTCAAGTTTTTCACTTGACACACAATCCAAAAATTTACTCCGTAATAGTAACCGTGCATTCGCCTGACTTTGTGTTGTCATAAGTAGATGTTGCTGTGATTTTCGCTGTTTTTGCTGTAACCGATGTTGCAACAGTCACATGACCGTTAATGTCAACAGTTACACCGTCAGTGTCAGATTTCCAGTTTACAGTTTTCGGTGCATAATTATCAGTTTCAACAGAAACAGAAAGCTGAACGCTCTGACCTTTTTTGCATGTGATTGCTGTCGGTGAAACTGTTACAGAAGTAACACTCGGAACAGCTGGAACAAACACAAGTGCATTTGCAAATGGCGACATGGAAAATGTTTTCCATGTATGATAAAAGTAGTTCCAGTAAAGACCCTGTCCGTTGTAGTTTTCGGTAAATTCATACATATTATCGAAAATCATAAAGAAATTTTTGTCAACAATAACGGCTGGAATTGCGTTAAGCGCTGTGAGCGTGTCCTGTGACGGCTCCTCATAATTCGGGTCGTCTTTGAAAAGGGCATTCAGTCTTGCAACATCAAGCGTACCGAAACCGTCAATCAAAATTCTGTGCCCCATGAACTCAGCTTTTGACATGTTGAAAGCTGATGCCAAAACTTCAACATCAATTTCGCTGTCAAACTGTGAATTTACAAGTAAATACTGGTCGTCCTTGTCCGTGAAAGTCTGAACGCCGGCAGCATTATAGTTGTTTGACATGAATGTTAAAGCATTTGACACGCCTTTGATTTTTGTGACTGCGCCTTTTGCATCGCTTGCATCAACTGTAATAGCTGAAAGTCTGCCGTCAAGAATTGCCTTCGCCAGCATGTACTTTGTTGTAACGAATTCATCGTAATTCGCCGCTGTGTACATAGCGTTCACGATTTTGGAAATCAAGTCAGTGATTCCGTCCCATGACAAGAACGCCTGATTCAAGTCCTTATTTTGAATAGTCTGTTTGTAGAATTTCTTATAATTCAGAGTGTGAAACGCCGCTCTGACATCGGGAATTTCTCTTGCAAAAACTTTGTTTTCGCTTTCTTCGACATCGTACTGGTGAGGATTCGCAATGTTCACGAAAATTTCTTCGATTGTTTCACCAAAGTCAATAAGACCCTTTTTGAACATTGAAAGCGGATTACTGTACATTTTTGAGGTGATAATCACCCGTGCGATACGATTTACAAGAGCATTCAAAAATTCATTCTGCAACGGTGTGTACTGCATTACGATTTCGCCGATTCTGCGGATGCTTTCAGCCGTGTTGCTTGCCTTTGGCACAAAATCACGGTAATTTGTGCTTGCTGAATTTCGGATAGCATTCAAAATGTCAACGCTTGATGCGTTAAGTGTTTGTGTTTTTGGAATTGTAGGCATTATTCTTCCTCCTTATCAACGAATAAATCTTCTGTCGTGATTGTTTCGGCAGTTGTTTCATGAGTTTCATCATCAGCTACATCGTTAGTGTCAAAATTTACATCGCCGTTGAAAAAACGATGCATGTATTTCTTGCGCCATGATTCATTTAATTCATCATATTTCTTGTGCCAGTCCTCGTTATCAGAAGAGCTACTACTCACAGCCGAATTAAATCCGTTTGTTACATCGTCAACAAATTTAAGCGCTCTTTCTGAGGTGTCATCGCCGATGAAGTCGTGAACAATTTCAATAAATTCTTCAAGTGTCATATTATCAACCTTTCATTATATTATTTACCAACATTTGAGCATAGGTATAATCAAAGTTGGCATTTTTTAAATTAGTAAAGCGTTTTTCGCCATTACCATATTTACCACTTATAATATCGTTTGCAATTTTGTTATATTTTGTTTTTGCTGTTGCTTTTGCTGTTTCGGCTGAATTATTAAGCATTTCATTCACAATTGATTGACAATAATTATAATCAATATTAAGTGAAACAAGTTTGTTTTTGCGCTCTGTTCCATTTCCGTATTTTCCGCTAATTACATCGCTTGCATATCGTTTATACACATTATAATATTTATCGTGAATATTATCAATTGTTAATGTTTTGTTGTTAGTGTTTGTAGCTGATTTAAAATCAACATAGCATTCATTAATGTCAACATTTCCATTGATTCCGTCAACTCTTCCCGTTGATGATTTTTGCCAGATGCAAAATTCAGAGCTAACACCTGTAGGCTTATAGGAATAAGATGCAACCCATTTATATATACAAGGATTCAAATATCCTGTATCTATGCGGTCAACAAATCCGCTAACAGCTGATGCATACACTCCCGACTTATAACCCTTTTTGCGTAAATAACTACAAAAAATATTGATGCCTGTTGTAACCGTTGTTCTTGCGCTTGTTGGAGTTGTTTCCACATCAATAAACAAAGGCAAATCAAAAGTTTTATTTTTTACAATATTATAAAAAACCTCTGCAAGTTTTTGTGCATTTTTTGCAGAAAAATCACGGTTAACGAAATAATAAGCGCCGATTTTTAAACCCGATTTTTTTGCACTTTCGTAATTTTCTTCAAATCGTGAATCGGTGTAAAAACCGCAATCATTTCCGCCAGCTTTAATAATGACAAATTCATAACCTGATTTTTTAACTTTGTTAAAGTTAATTTTTCCTTGCCATGCTGAAACATCAATCCCGTATGTCATTTTCTTTGTCCTCCGTTTCATTTTTTAACTTTTGCAAGTATGGAGCAAAAAAGTTATTTAATGCTGGGTTTACAGCGCACAAATTTTCAAAACAGCTTATAATCTCCATAATGCAAATGTAAATTGCAACTGACGGAAGAATTGGAAAATCAAACGGTAAATTTACAAATTTAACGCCGTAGTCAATTCCGCCACACCCAATTAGCGCAAGCAATTCTGCAAGTTTATGAAATAACCCTTTGCGCAAAATAGTGCTGTCAAGTTTTTTGCTATAAATTGCTTTAATAAATCCAGTAAGAAAATCAAAGCAGATTAAAACAAATGGCACAATGTACAAAAAAATCAATTCACTCACCACCTTTTATTTAATTATAAAAGGGTATTGACTTTTTTGCAATACCCTTTTATAATTTAATTATAGACTAAATAAATCGGGGGTGAAATAGTACAATTGAGTACCTTTTATGACGGCACAAAACTACTTTCAATGCTTGACATTAACGGAAATAAACCTGAAATTTATTTGTGCACCTCTAACCGTAGTGCTGGGAAAACCACATTTTTTAATAGGTATTTTGTAAAACGCTTTTTAAACTATGGCGAAAAATTCGTGCTAATTTACCGCTTTAAATACGAACTGGATAGTATTGCAGAAAAATTTTTTAACGGCGTAAAATCTTTGTTTTTTACTGAGTACAATATGACCGCTAAATCTAAAGCGGGCGGAATGTACTACGATTTATTATTGTCAAAAAACGGCGATTCAAAAAGTGAAGTATGCGGATATGCAATAGCTTTAAACTGTGCAGACCAAATCAAAAAATATTCGCATTTGATGAATGATGCGCAAAGAATGTTATTTGATGAGTTTCAATCAGAAACAAATCACTACGCCACAAATGAATTAAATAAATTAATCAGTGTACACACCTCCCTCGCCCGTGGTGAGGGCAAGCAATGCCGTTATTTGCCAATTTTCATGTTATCAAATAATGTTAGCTTATTGAATCCGTACTTTGTAGCGCTGGGTGTGTCAACCCGATTGCGTGAAAACACTAATTTTTTAAGAGGCAACGGCTTTGTGCTGGAACAAGGTTACAACGCATCAGCATCTAAGGCGCTTGAAACTTCTGCATTCAATCAAGCATTTCAACAGGCTGATTATGTAAAATACGCGTCGCAAAAATCATACCTAAATGATAACACGGCTTTTATTGATTCACCAAAAGGAAAGTCAAAATATTTGTGTACTATACGCTTTAAAAATAAAAATTTCGGTGTTTTTGAATTTGCAGAAGAAGGAATTATTTTTTGTTCCGATACTGCCGATGTTTCTTATCCGCTTAAACTTGCTGTCACCACCGAGGATTTAAGAATAAATTATGTAATGATTAAGAAAAATGATTTATTCATTTCAAATTTACGCTATTATTTTGATAACGGGTGTTTTCGTTTTAAAAATTTGTTGTGCAAAGAATGTATTTTATCAACACTATCTTATTAATTATCACATTTTCATAAAATTAATGTGACGCACGGGGCGTACTGATTGAGTTCAGCCGTGCATCTTTCGGCTTTACACACCGCTTTAATTTTTAAAAATGATTCGATAATACAAAAAAGCACTTGCAATTTGCAAGTGCTTTTTAATTTAAGTCATTGTATAAAATGATTCAGTTAGCACAACACCACCATTAATTTGAACTGGGCGCAATTTAAGAGGAACACTCAACCCGACTTTAAAATCCTTTATGGTGCGTTTTTTCTTTAAAAATTCTTGTGCGTCATCATTAATATTAAGGTCGGAAATGTCAACATCTGCGCCGATTGATTTTAAAAATAATGTCTTGCACTGCTCGGGCATTCCTGCGCATTTGACATTATAGAAAGGTTTGTCAATCGGTTTCAAATTTTCTGCCGTAATGTGTTCAACATATGTTTTCTGCCGAACAAATAAACCTTTATCCCAACAGCTTTCAAGTTTCCAGCAGAGAAATTTTTTATCGTCAACCTTTATTCCTTTAATTTCATTAGGACTGCAACAGCAATGAATACTATCGGTATCGCCATAAATAAAATTTTTATAATTTTTTTGCGCCGCCCGAATAGTAAAATTTCGAGCGTATGATGTAATGGCACTTCCAACTGGAATATAAAACGGTTTTTTATCGCAGGCATACACGCCATAAAACCCCAGTGACATATCGTCTTTAATGTAGGCTATTTTAAAACTGCTATCGGTGTTAGTTGCCGTTTTTCCATATAAATTATTTAAGTATAGTTTCGCTAATGTTTTTTTAGCTCCTTTACTGTTTAATTTTATTTTTTTATATTTATTTATATAGCTGTCAAATATTCCAATTGCTTTATTAAAATAACAACCGTCAAGAATTTCAAAATCAACTAAATGATAATGTTCTTTGATTAATTCAAAATCGGTCATGGTTAATGTTAATATAACTTGCGTATTTTGTTCATTTCCGTTTATGTCTAAATATTTTTTATAATATTTGTTTGTTTTTTTATCGTAAAAATCAGATGTTTCCAGCCATTCGGTACTTTTGTAACGATATGTGTTTTTAACTTGAATACATGGCAAAAATCCTTTTTTCAAATAAAACCGTGTTTTAATACGGATAAAATAATATTTTTCCTTTGCAATTTCAGGAATATAATTCCCTCTCCAAAATGTTGGTAATCCTACGGGGTAATAATTCCCACTTTCGCTATGCATAACAGAGGGATACAAGCTGTTGACATCTGCTGTTGTTCCGTTATTATAGATTTTATTTTCACAACCTTTTTTTAAATAACACCAACCACCTTTATATGATTTTCGCACATAATCATCTGCATTCTTAAATTCTAACGGAACATTAATAGTATGTTCGGCAATGTTCGGAAATAGCCGTTCAATTAAGGGCTTTGTCATTATAGTTTTATATTCATTTAAGCAACAACTGCCAATCGTCAAACTGTCATGCTTTTCATCGAACATAATTTCGAGTGCCTCTTTAAGAACAAGAACATCATTTTTGATATATGCTTGTTCTTCGGGTGTAATCTCACACCCAGCATACCTATACCCTTCATATTCCATTTTTAATTTTTTATGCTCAGTGTCAAAAGATTTACCGATTGATTCAAGACTGAATGGCAATAATTTCAAGCTGTCACGGATTTCAATAATTTTATTATTTTTCTTGATGATTATATAATACCATTGCCCCATTTCGCTTATACTGTATTTAATACTATTATTTTTCATGTCCTTTGTTTCAAGCCAGCGTACAAGCGAACCGTCAGCATTCATTTTTTCATATGCTTGTTCATATTTCAAATCTTTGAGCAAATACGATAAAATAAAACTTCCGTCAAATTTTAAGTTATGAAAATACATTTTAATGTTTTCATTTAAACTGAAAAAATAATTGAAGAAGTCCTGAATGCTATGCATTATTTTAACATCTTTTTTATACAATTCGCAGAAACAAGCCGACCAAACTTCCGTGAAAGTCTGCCCCTTAAAAACAGTTGTTTCAAAATCGGCAGCATAGATTTTAAATTTTCTTGCTTTCATCGTTAATCACTTCGCATCATGTCTTGTTGTGTGGGAATTTCGCCGCCGTTGAAAATCATTGCTAATTTGCTATAACTTCCGTTATAATCTCGCAATTCTTCTTGTTTACTGGCGTACATTACCACATCTAAAGCATTGTTTATAGCCTCTGCATTTTTTTCTAAATATTTTTCAAAATCATTTAAAGCATTTGTGTTTGCATATGATTGCTTTGTTCTTTGAAAAATTTCTTTCAATTTTATTGCTGAGTTTTCGCCACCCGTAATTCGCTTGTGTAAATATTGCCAATTTTCAGCATTAATAATTTCATCAAGTTTATTTTCAACACTTGCAATAGCTGAATAAGTCGGCGTATATTCTTTAGTGTCAACTGGTATCGGAAATTTTTGTTGCTTTTGTTCTTTTCGAGCTTTTCGTGTTTGTGCCGCTTTTTTCGCTCTTGCTTTTCGTTCAATAGCTTGACCGACTTTACCTGACACAACTTTTCCAGTATCATCGTTTAAATATGTAGTTCCTTTTTGATAATAGATATTTAATTTTTTGATGCTTTCAATTCTCTTTTTTGTAATGCGTTTCGGCTTTTCAGACGGTAATATTTCTGATTTATCAAATCTAAACCCTCTTTTTTCAGCCGCTTTAATTCTTCGTTTTAAATTTTTAAGTGCTTTTTCATATTCAAGTTGATTTAATGTTTTTTTCTTTTTCATCATATCCACCAACCTTTTGAGAATTAAAGCCCCGTCAACTTAATGTACGGGGCTTTTTGTAATCATTTCATCACTTATACTAACGAGCAAGTGATGAAATGCTTTCCGCTGTAGTTCTTGCTTTCTTTTTTGTAAAATTCGATTTCAAACGGCTCTGCTGTGTCAATCATTTCATCAAAAATGTCAACAAATGATGAAATAGCACTGTCCGAACCCGTGTAGTATTTTGTACCCGACTTGTCAACAATAACCATTGTTTTATAGTCCTGTTCATTTTCGGGAAGTTTTTCGTTGTGAATGCTCAAATAAGCATAGAAATCGGGAGCAATAACAAGCGGTTTCTCAGGTTCGACCACCTTGTCAATTGCAATTGCAGAGGTTAAATCTTTCAGCTTGATTTTTTCCCTCACGCTGAGATCTTTACTGCTTTCAGTGATAGATGTTGTGTAATTTGTCATGTTAATATCTCCTTTATTCTTCTTTTATCGTTGCTTTTTCGATAAATTCTTGTTCTGGCATTTCATAACGCCTTTTAATTTCTGTAAACCCTTTCAATGCAAGATATTTAATGATAGTATTTCCTATCTTATGCTCTATGCGCTTTTTAAGAGTTTTTTCGTTTGTGAACTTTCCAGCAATTTCAACGAAAATTGTCTGTGTTGTAAAATCTTTCATATTTACAACAACAACTTCGCATCTTGTCACTGAAATAGTTCTGCTAACAACTCTTGCCCGTGGCATATTTTGCACCTCCTTTCAATAAATTTGCAATTGTGTATTTTATTTCTTGACTTTGTAAAAGAGCAAGAATTATTAGTCAATACTCTGATTCCAACATGCACTACACCCATTTTTTGAACTCCCTTTCCAAAGTTTTGGAGCACCATTTTCGTCAACAAGTAAAGTCATATTGCGGTCACACGAAAATGCATACATAACTTTTGTTTCAGTATCATATACAATTTTTGCATTGACTTCATTATTATATCCTACACATTCAAACATCTTATTACTTCGTGTTTCCTCAGATTCACAACCACTAATCAATGCCGAAATTATGACAATAACTGTAGAACAAACAATTATTCTTTTCTTCATTGTTCTTTCCTTTCGTTTACTTTTTCCGCCCTCTGTTTTTTTCTAAAATTGAATAAGATTCTGCCCTCTTCGGGTGTAGTATCAATTTCTTTTGTGAAAAATCGATGTTTACAACTTTTGCATTCACGATAGCGCAAGACCATATCTTGAAGTTTAGTAGTTTCAATCACTCGACTATCGCCTGTTAAGCACACGGGGCAATACATGTACTGTTCACCTCTCTTTCATTATCTATATTATACTACAGGTCGGTTAAAAATGCAATAGCTATGTACCAAAAATATTTAACAAGAATGTACCTATTTTATTGTACAATATGTCAACGAATATATGTTCGATTTGGTACGACAATTTCAAGGCTTGTGGGAACATTGAGGTACAGCGATTTTATTTAAGCATAGCTT